GAACACAGGCTATGTTAAATCGCTTAACGATGTTAACAAAGCTATGCATGAATTTTTGGAAACCGCTGGCGCAGTCTTAACTCAGCATGGAAAAGAAAGCGGCATGCTAGGCGGTTTGACAGCTTTAATTAAAGATACGACCGAAGCGTTAAAAGGCAATATGGAAGGCTTTAAGGGTGTTGCCAAAGAAGCATTGCGCGCGCAATTGGTGTTTGGTCAGTTTGTTGATATGTACGACAAATACCAAGAATTAAACAATAAAGGGTCGCAAAAAGCTGGTGCGATTGGCGGTGCTGATGCGCTGGCCGCTGCGCGTCAACGGCAGCAGGAAGAAGAGGCCGCAGCGGCAGCCGCAAAAATAACCCGCGAAAAAGAAGTTGCCGCAGCGCAAAAGAAAATTGCCGATGAAGTTAATGACTATAAAAACAAATTGGCAAAACAGGCCGCAGGTTTCGATGAAAAGCATGCGATAGAAAATTCTGTCAAATCTGATTTAGCTAACAACCCACAATTTAAAAATTGGTCTGAGGCGCAAAAGCAGGCCGTTATCCTCTATGCGCGCCGCGCCGATGCAGCTAAGGCCGCAGAAAAAGCAACGCGCGAAGCCAATGAAGCGGATCGTCAATCGATAAAAATTCTTGAGCAATTAAAAGAAAAACAAAAAGAACAAATCGACCAAGTCAATTTTGAAACGCAAATGCTCGGCAAAACCCAGGAGCAACAGCGTATTGCTACGGAACTGCGTAAGGTTGATCTTGAAACTGAAAAAGCTATTTTAAAAATCCGGCTGGAAAAAGGCCAGGACCCTGAAAAAATGGCGCAGCGTATCGAAGAAGCGCGCAAATTAGCCGGTGTGACTAAGCAACAATTAGAGCCAGCCATACGCGCTAATATCGAAGCCAGTCGTAGTTTTGAAACTGGCTTTCATAACGCAATGAATAATGTTATTTCCGATGCGACCAACAGCGCGCAACAGGCACAAAATCTATTTACCAATGCATTTAAGGGAATGGAAGATGCGCTGGTTACATTTGTTAAAACTGGCAAGTTAGATTTCAAATCCCTGGCTGATTCGATCATAACCGATTTAATCCGCATTTCGATTCAGCGCAGCGTCATTGCGCCATTAGCACAAGCGATGTCAGGCAGCGGCGGCGGCTTTGCTTCATTGCTAAGTGGTTTCTTCCGTGCCGATGGTGGTGATGTTAAAGGCGGATCACCTTATATCGTCGGTGAAAACGGACCCGAATTATTTAAGCCTGGACAGTCAGGCACTATTGTGCCGAACGATGAAATGCAGGGCATGGGCGGCAATAAGAATGTTGTAGTCAATCAAACAATCAATATCGATGCGCGATCTGATGTTAATACGATACGTGCCGCTATGCAGGTTGCCGAACAATCTGCAATTCGTGCGATCAAGGGAGAATTAAAGGGCGGCAAAGAAATGTATAGGCTGACGCGATGACAATTTTAACTTTTCCGACTGATATACCGGCACCAAATCAAATGGATTGGACGCCGCAATATAATACGCAAACTTTTGAATCGCCTTTAACAGGCTCGGTGCAGACATTGGAATTGCCTGGCATGCGATGGGCTGCAACGCTTAATTATAATAATTTCACCGAAGAATACGCAGCCAGTCTGGAAGCGTTTATCACACAGTTACGCGGCCAGTCTGGACGATTTTATCTCTATAATTTCGCGCGCTCTGTTCCGCGTGGTACGGTTAGCGGTTCGCCGACAGTCAATAATGAATCGGCATCGCCTACTGCATTGCAAACAGGCACTACCCTGATTACAAAAAATTGGGGGGCGGGTTCGCAAATGAAAAAAGGCGATTTCTTTTCGGTTAATTACGAATTGAAAATGATGAAGGCTGATGCTACAGCCGATGGCTCTGGAAATATGACCATGACGTTTGAGCCGCCTTTGCGTTCTTCGCCAGCGCATGGTGATGCAATCGTTTATACGAAACCAAAATGCATCATGATGCTACGCGATGACAAAAATGTTTGGCGCAAAACGCCTGGTTATTTCACCGATTTTACGCTGGATTGCATAGAGGCATTTAGATGACAGATCGCGGGCTAACCACAGTTGTACAAGATGCTTTGCAAGAAGCCAATGTGCCCTATCTGGTATTGGTTGAATTGAATCTTGCATCCGGCTATGTGCGCGTAACTAATGCTGCGCATGATGTCACTTGGAATGGCGCAACATGGATAGGCGTGGGCGAATTAGGTGCAATCGATGCGATTGAAGAAACAACCGAATTTGAGCAAAACAATCTGTCTTTAAAAATGTCCGGCATACCGTCGAATCTGATTTCTATTGCTTTGCAAGAAAATTATCAGGGCAGACCAGTCACCATCAGATTAGCGCCGCTTGATTCTGAACATCAATTTTTAGCGAATCCAATTATCGTATTTAGAGGGCTAATCGATACGCAGAATATCGAAAGCGGAAAAATGTGTTCTATTACGTTAACTGCGCAATCACGGTTATCCGATTGGGATAGGCCGCGTGTGCGTCGATGGAATCATGAAGATCAGATCGCTGTATATCCGACTGATCGCGGCCTTGAGTTTGTACAACAGATGGTAGAAAAACAGATTGTTTGGGGTAGAACTAATGCGTAAAGAAAACTGGCCATCAATATTAACTGAGCAAATTAAGGCCGCAAGATTGCGGCCTTTTTCATGGGGTCAGCATGATTGCGCATTATTTGCCGCCAGCGTGATTAATGCGATGACCGGCAGTGAACTTGGAAAAGAGTTTATCGGTAAATATAAAACCGCTGCTGGGGCAAAAAAGATCATCGATAAGTTCGGTGGCATAGAAGCGATGGCGAATAAATATTTTGAAGAAGTGCCGGTTTATTTCTGCCAGCGCGGCGATCTGGTTATGACGCAACGTAACGGGCAATTAACACTTGGAATCTGCGTCGGGGAAAACTGCGCTTTCCCAGGCATTGAAAAACTTGAATATTTAAAATTAAGCGAATGTACAAAAGCATGGCGCGTCTAATTAGCCTTTTTGTTGCACTGCTTGTAGTGCAGGAATACGCCCATGCTGCGCCAGTAATTATCGCTGCGGTTGCCGCGACCAGCGTCGAAGTCGGGCTGGGCGTAATGATTACTTTCAATACGGGTATTTTTTTCGCTTCATTGGCAGTACAGGCGTTATCCGGCGCATTCAGCAAACCAAAAGTGCCGAGCGCGGCGGCAGGTAGTATTGCATCACAGGCGCAAGATCGTTTGCATACCATACGCTCTGCCGTAGAAACGCGCAAGCTGGTATTCGGCGAAGTGATGACTTCTGGTCCATTGGCTTTTGCTGCGTCCACTGGGGCTAGCAATGAATATCTGCATTTGGTTATTTTGCTATGTGAAGGTCCGATAGAACAAATCGGCGATGTTTATTTAAATGATGAAAAGGTCGGTGCGCTCGATGCCTCTGGTAATGTGACAGATGGCCGTTTTTCTGGTTATGTGCGCATTAAAAAACATTTGGGTGAAACCGATCAGGCTGCCGATGCTGATTTAATCGCCGAAGTTAATCAGTGGACCGAAAACCATAATTTATTCGGCATTGCATATATTTATATTCGTCTTAAATATAACAGCGATGTTTTCCCCGATGGCATACCGAATGTTCGCGGTGTCAATAAAGGCACTTTATTATTCGATCCGCGCACTGATTTGACGCAATGGTCAAATAATGTAGCTTTATGCTGGCGCACCTATCAAACGGCACGCTATGGATTAAGTTATACCGACGATGAAATTAATGATCCTGCATTAATCGCAGCAGCCAATATCTGCGATGAGCGCGTATTAATGGCTAGCCACACGGTTGATTTCACAGTAGATGCATCGACAGATAAGTTAACATTTAGTGCGGGCGACGATCTGATTTATGAAACCGGCGATGGTATTCGTTTATCGAGCACCGGCACATTGCCTGCGCCATTAGCTGCGCTGACAACTTATTATGTGATACGTGTCGATAAAGACGAAATAAAATTGGCATCGACGTATGCGAATGCGTTATCTGGCGCAGCTATAGATATAACGAATGCTGGTAGCGGTATTCATACCGCAGATCATTACGATCAAGTCCGTTACACGGCGAATGGCATTATCGATTTAGGTAACAAGCCGGTCGATATTTTGTCGCAATTAGCGACCGCTGCCGCTGGGGCAAATGTTTATAGCCAAGGTGTAAATAGTTTTTACGCTGGCGCATATGTGGCACCGACCTTTCGTGCCATTACGCCTGATGATCTGCGTGGTCCTATGCAGATTATGCCGAAGATGGCGCGCAAAGATTTGTATAACGCTGTGCACGATACTTTTGTTGATCCGCAGCGTTTTTGGCAACCGTCTGATTTTCCGATGGTGACAAATTCAGTCTATGAAGATGAAGATGGAATGCAACAAATCACGCGCGATATCGATTTGCCGTTTACAACAAATAGTATACGCGCGCAACGCATTGCAAAAATTCATTTAGATAAATCGCGGCAATCAATCACGGTTAATTTGCCATGCAAAATTACTTGCTTTGAAGTGATCGTATGGTCAACCGTTTATCTCGATTTCCCTGATTTGGGCTGGGATAACAAAGAATTTAAAGTTTTGAAATGGGCAATAGTCAATGGCGGCATCGATCTGACATTACAGGAAGAAGCGGCGGCATCTTACGATTGGGATAAAGGTAATGCGACGATAGTCGATCCGGCACCTAATACTAATTTGCCGAATGCATTTACTGTGCAACCGCCTGGTACGCCGACAGTTATTGAAGAATTATACGAAACTACGAATAGCGTTGGCGTAAGATCACGGGCGATTATTTCATGGACGGCATCGCCGGATGCGTTTGTGATTTCTTATCAGCCAGAATATAAATTAAGCAGCGATACTGACTGGATAGTATTGCCACGCATAAACAATACGTCGATACGAATCGATGATACCGCGCCTGGCGATTATGATTTCAGAGTCAAGGCAATTAATGTGCTGGGCGCAGCAAGCGCCTATTCCAGCGCAAGTAAAACAATACTTGGTTTAACTGCACAACCTTCAGATGTGAGCGGGTTTAATGTCATTGCATCCAATGGCTTTGCCCAATTCGATTGGGCATTGATCGATGATCTCGATGTACGCATTGGTGGCCGCGTGGTTGTGCGTCATTCGCCAGATGATATTGATACTGCCACATGGGAAGGCGGCACTGTTATTAAAGAGTTTCACGGTAATCAGGTAACTGGTATCGGTCCATTGATGACCGGCACTTATATGATTAAGGCTCTGGATTCCAGCGGCAATTATTCGGCTAATGCGGCTTCATTTGAAGCGACTGAAGGCATGGTTACTGGATTTACTACAGTTTCAACCTTAACCGAACATCCAGATTTCACCGGCAGCCGTACCAATATTAATTTATTCGGCAGCGGCATTATTTTGGGTTCTACCACATTAATCGACGATATGACGACCATGATCGACGATTGGACTTACATTGATGAGATCGGCACGATCAGCGCAGACGGAAGCTATGGATTTCATCAGGTCATGGATTTAACTACCGTCGCAACGCGGAGATTTGAATCGCATATCAAAGCATTGTCCTATGACATCGGCGACACCATTGATCAACGTTTAACCAATATCGATACATGGGATGACTTTGATGGCGCGGTTGTAAATGATTGCAATGCGATTCTGTATGCGCGCACCACAAATGATAATCCAGCCGGTTCGCCGGTGAATTGGTCGGCCTGGACTCAATTTCGTGTTGCTGATTTCACCTGCCGCGCAGTTGAATTTAAATTGGATTTGGCAACAGGCAATAGCAGTCACAATATTTTGGTTTCGGAATTATCAGTCACGGCCAAAGTGCCGGTTTAAGGGAAAGCTATGACAGACTTTCAGCATGATTATGTATTAGATGATGCGCCAGGGGCATCGGTACGCGCCGATATTAACGCAGCTTTGCTGGCCATCGCGCATAAGAATCAGGGCGCGTCGCAACCATCTGCGACATTTAGTTTGTTGGAATGGGGTGATATCACCGCCAATTTATTAAAGCGTCGCAACGCGGCAAATAACGGCTGGATTATTTATGATACGCTGGCCGAGTCTTTTTTAACGGATCGATCATCGAATACCATAATCACGGTTTCGGATTACAAAAAATCATTTGTTGCCACAGCCGCATTTACGCAAACCTTTACTGCTGTTGCGAATTTACCCGATGGTTGGTATTGCGATTATAAAAATGACAGCAGTGGAAACGTAATACTTGATCCCAATTCAACAGAATTGATCGACGGTGCAAGTACGATCACTCTACTGCCTGGCCAGGCATGCCGTATCTATTCAAACGGCAGCGCATTAAAAACTATGTTTCGATCTACCTTTGCATTGCCTTTAAGCGGGGGAACCTTAACTGGCGATGTGACATTGGCCGAAAACGTTGGTCTGGTATTAGATGCGGCTTTGTCTGCTGATGGTAAATATTCGGGCATAGTCGAAGCTGGTACATCAAGTGCCGCGCTGGCCTTTGGCGAAATCATTTATCGAGTAACAGCTACCGGAAAATGGGCGAAAGCAAAGGCTGATGTAGTCGGTACATCTGGTCTTGAGCTTGGTATATGTGTATTGGCAGCAGCTGGTGCCGACGCTGCGATTGTGGTTTTGAAATATGGCAAGGTCCGCGCTGATTCTTTATATCCTACTTTCACCATAGGCGCATCTGTTTACATCAGCGCAGCGACAGCCGGTCTGCCGACATCGACCGCGCCCACGGGTACCACAGATTTCGTCGTGCGCAAGATCGGGCATGCTGAAGATGGCGACACGATATTCTTTAATCCAAGTAATGATTACGTGACGCTTTCTTGATATGACTGATTCCGTCAAAACTATAAATGGCATTGCCTTATCTGCGATTAAATCGGTCAATGGCATTTTAAAAGCCGCTCTGAAAACATTTAATGGCATTGCCATGAATAACTTTTCGGCAACAGGTGGCACGATCACTACGTCCGGTGGTTACACAATTCATACATTTTTATCCAATGCCAATTTTGTAATTAATTCCGGTACTGCCGATGTGGAATATTTAATTGTTGGTGGTGGTGGTGGTTCAAATGCACAGAATGATTATGCAGGTGGTGGTGGCGGTGGTGGTGGTGTAAAAACTGGCACCTTCACTGCGATGGGCGCTGGCACTTATCCGGCCGTTGTCGGAGCTGGTGGCGCAGCGAATGCAAGCGGTTCTGATTCTTCTATTAATGGTGTCACCGCACATGGCGGCGGGCGCGGTGCGGGTTCTGCTAATGCTTCGCAGACTGGCGGTTCAGGTGGTGGTGGTGCGGGTGACGTAAATAATTCCGGTTCGGCAGGTACTGGCGGCGAAGGTAATGCGGGCGGTAATGGCGGTAATGGCAATGGTGGCGGTGGCGGTGGCGGTGCCGGTGCAGCCGGTGCGAATGCCGCGTCTGGCGGTCCTGGCGGTAATGGCGGTGCAGGTATTGCATCATCTATCAGCGGTTCATCGGTTACTTATGGTGGCGGCGGTGGCGGCGGCGGTTGGGGCGGTGCATCGAATGTCAGCGGCGGTTCCGGTGGTGCAGGTGGTGGTGGCGGCGGTTCGAGCGGCGGAGCTACGCCAGCAAATGGTACTGATGGCACTGCGAATACAGGTGGCGGTGGCGG